AAATAAAAAGCGGCTTGGTTGTTATCTTCGTCATCATCAAAAGGCGCACATATATCAACAGGGATAGATCCCAACATGTGCTGATGAGGTTCCTCAATCAACTTATCGCCGATCCAGGCTACGCGAGTAGTTTCATCCCAACGAATCGCCATAGTAAACCAATCTTTTCCGTCAATCGGATGCAGATAGGAATTGCCGATCATAGCTTTGCCGGTTCCCATCAAATCAACAGTAGGGGAAACTCCATATCGCTTTTCGGCCTCTTGTTTCGTGATAGGCCACACAGCCCAAAACGCAATAACCCTGCGATCTCCATCATTGGAGATCTGCCAAAAAACGCGCTCCGGATTGTGCCGGTTAATTTTAACGCAGCGTTTCTCGAGATCGAAAACTGTTTCCGCGATCGCTACGGATCGGAGAGTTGCATCTTTCGCCCATTTTTTTTGTTTGAGGGCAGTTCCGTTTGCGCGGTGCGTTGCGTAAATAATTTTCTCGCGGATCGATGCGTAATCCCTATCCTGCGGAGTGCCTGGAACTTTAAAAGTTGGCAGCGCACTCGTGTAGTGAATATTTTTATCAGCAAAAACTCGGAGCAAGTTTGTTACTAGCTCCGATCGCATCGGGGATTCCCCGGCCTTTCTCTTGTAGAACGCAGAATTTTTATAAAAATTGCGCTGTTCTTTCATCGAGGAATGATAGGTGGAGAAATTAATCGCCGCAGATTCGAGTTCCTCGTTCAGCTCTTTTACACTCGATAGATTCGTCATGCAACCATCTCCGGTATAAAGTTAATTTCTGACGTAAAGCCAGTGAAAACATCTTCTACTTCGTGGAATATTGATATTGCGAGAGCGTTAGCCATAACTGTATCTTGTTCGATATCCTTATCATCCCAGATATACCGCTTATGTTCATGGTACATTCTCGGTACTTTTGCGATCCGCACCTGCCGGAAGTCAAAAGCATGTTGGGTTAGCTCTACTATATTTTGCTTGCCGGTTTTTGTAAACATAAACGGATCCGATTTTCCATACAAAATTTCGCTTAAGCTATCGCCTACGCCGGTTCCGTCATGCCGCGCCTCTGGATCCCAATCGGCTAGATGTTTCAAAACAACCTCTTGGATCATATCCCAATCGCCCCGGCCTCCCTCGATGTATTTATAATCCACGAGCTGCGCAGGCTTTACGCTGTAATCATAGGTTACGATTACAGTCGGATCATTCTTCCGGCCGAGGTCAATCCCGGTCGCATAAAACGCGCCCTCTTTCTTCGGAGAGGTGTACCACTCCGATAAAATTCCGCGAGGATCTTCGGTTTCTTGCAAATAATTTCTTTGGAATACACCCTCGAGAGAACGAGTAGAAAACACCGATCCCACGTTTGCATCAAACGCGCCCTCGAATTCCTGCCTCCAGGAGAGATCAGTTTTCGTTGGTCGGGTTTCCTTGTACCACTGTCCAGATTTCGCGCGCTCGATCCACTCCTTTTTCTCTTTCGCGCTTTGCGCGGCGACCATTTTTTCGTAAAAAGGATTGTAATCTGGAACATCCCACCATCCGTAATTGAAAATCGTGAATCCCATGTGATCCTGCTTTTCGAAAATCTGCGCAAATAAATTCGCGCGCCCTTTTGGGGTACTGATGATGGTTGCTCGGCCTCGAGTTCTCGAAAGAGTAGGGGAGGCTGCTTGCCAGATGTCATCGGCATACTGCGCGAAAGCCATCTCGTCAAAAATCAAGTGCGTGGCGGAAAACGATCGGCCGGTTTCTGCACCGGCAGCAAGGCTCATAATTCGCGCGCCGTTGGCGTTCGTGGTTTCGCGCTCGTTCGTTTTAATCAATTTCGGCATTTTCGGCCAATTTTTTTCGACCGAAAATAGCACGTTATAGACGTACTTATGGAAATTGACCGCCGCATCCTTATCTTTCGAGATGATCACGATCTGCGCGCCCGGCACGTTGCAAAATTCCCAAGCAACTTCGGCGGCCGCGATGGTGGAGATGCCGCACTGACGAGGTTTATTTATCGCGCGATAGCGCGCGCGGCAATTTAAAAATTCCTGTTGGAACGGATAGGGTTCAAGAGGTATCTGCCCTTTACCCGGCAAAAGGATTGTCGGCTGATACTCCAGTATCCAGGCCAGAGGCGTTTCTCGCGCCCACCGTATCCGATCTTTCTTCGGATATTTCACCCAATCCGCTCTCGTCATGTAGCGCATCTAATTCCCCCTGATCGTTGATCTTTTCCATACACTTTTCTAATTCGTTTACGGCAGCAATATAATTCGCGCTGTTGAACTGCGCGGCGTTTTTCTCGGCTTGCTTGTCAAGCCGCGCGATCAAAATTTGTAATTTATGCGCTTTCCAGTGAAGAGGATTATTCGCTATAAATAGCGGCTGTTTTTCATCCACCCACATCGCATTAAATTCCCGGCCGGATAAATCGAACATCGATCGCTGTTCTCCAGGCTCAACTGCTACCGCTTGCGAGAGATCACTCATACTGGTAAATATACCATAACCGAAAAACTACTGGAAAATTCCAAAAAATTTTGCGCGCGCACCGAGTACAGAGATGGCAAAGAGAGAAAGGGAGGTGGGGGTGTGTTTATGTGAGTGTACACAGAGATAGAGATTAGTTTCTATCCTACGCTATGCCATCTTTCCCTATGGGATTAGGTGTGTGTCGCAAAAGATCTTTTGCGCTGGCTCGTTGCACTCGACACACATGGATTGATTGGGATCATCGCACAATATTCGACATTGTGCAACGCTCCTACCCCACTGGCCTGTCATCACAGGCAGGGGGGGGATCAACGCACACGCAGAGAGAGAGCTAGTTGTGAGCGCAGTTACCCCTGTTTAATGTTCAAAAGATCGCGAGTAAATTCCGGATAATTGATAGCTTACATCATAACCTGTTTACTATGCTAGATCCGCTCCGCTCTCCATCTTGCATAGCACAGAACATGATTGATTGTGCTGGTTATCCCGGAATTATACCCTTTGTGAGATAGTGCTTGCAGATAACCACAGTTATAACATAATCCTGCCTCGATGTCTATGCTAGTAGAGCAGACAGTGCAGATCATCTCTTGTTAAACCTCGGCATGTAAGGATCATCTTTCGCATTAAGAGCCTTATTAATCAGAAAATGGAACAGGGCTGCTGGTGCGCGACCATGTGTCATAGCATGATGAGCTTGTGCCTCAACATACGCTACTCCTAGTTTGTGCATCGCTCCACACCAAAAGGCTTTGTAAGTATCATCCATAATCAGCTCGTAAGACTTAAGCCGCTCATAAGTCGAATCGATGTTGATATTCTTGATATAGTTCGCCTCGCGCTGTATCTGTTTGTCATCTGTTGCCAGATTGTCTGATTTTCGGGTTGCCAGATCGCCGGGTTTCGTGTATTTTTTCAAGTTGTCATATTGCCCTTTTGTCTTGTTGTTTTTCTTTTGCTTCTTTTCTTTGTGGATAAGTAGATCGTTCAGGCTGTCCATGCCAGTTTTGATTCCCTTTCTTTGTGCTAATATGTTACTGAAATATAGCAGATCCTGGAGGCCATAAGCAAATATTTTAATGTGGATAACGTTATTGTTAACATTGTTGCTTGTGTTATGATGAGATGACTATAAACTATAAACGGAGCGATATAATGACCACGATCACATGTAGTCATCCTCAAAAACAGGTGGAAGTACGCCGGGAGCGAATCCCTACTACTGATAACCTCTTAAAATATGAAAAGCCTCGGCCATTCTGCACTGGTTGCGAAAGCTATTTACCAGTGTTTGAATCTCCCGGCCGGGAGTTAGTAACGTTCTTCTTTATTCGTGAAGATCGATTAATACGTGCGCAAGCCATTGGATAGGAGCAGAATACATCATGGCGAAAACAGAATGGTACGCAACAACAAAATTGAAAGAATTACGAGAAGATCGCGGATATACTCAAAAGGAAATGGCCGACTTGATTTCCCTTGCATTAGGCCGTTCAATCTCGGAAAGCCTGTACCAGAAATGGGAACAAGGCGTTCAGAATCTGCTGCCAGAACAAGTACTGGAATTGTCGAAGTATTTCAGAATTGACTACAAGGAAATAGTGGAACAGCGTAATGATGTCCTCGCTTGAGTTCAATGCTGACGATGTAGCGCAGATTCTTTTGGATAGTGCTGTCGAATCAGGTTTAATTGATCGTAAGGTCTGGAGAGTTTGGCCGGAAATTG